CATCTGATGAAGGCCATCCATGGAATCGAAATCCTCGAAACCTAGACTCAGCTTGAAGCCGGCGCCTGATATCGACTACATGCGCGAGGTGCTGCATTACGACAGGACGACCGGCATCTTTGTTTGGCGTCGCAGGACTGGCGGAAAGGCGGCGGCCGGTAGGCGTGCCGGGTGCGTCACGCCAAACGGATACCGGGTTATCGCCATAAAGAACGTGTTGTACATGGCGCACAGGCTGGCGTGGCTCTACGAGCACGAAGAGTGGCCGGAGGCTGATGTGGACCACATCAACGGCGACCGCGATGACAACCGGATAGCGAACCTTAGGCCAATAACCCGCAGCGGCAACAACGAGAACATTCGCGGCCCGCGCAGTGACAACCGAAGCGGCCTGCTTGGCGCGCGGCTGACGCCATCTGGCACGTACTACGCCTACATCACGGTTCGTGGTGTTGGAAGGTACCTCGGCACGTTCCCTACCGCACAAGAGGCACACGAGGCATATATGGGCGCCAAGCGTAAGCATCACGAGGCGAATACGTTGTGAGCAAGGTGCGCAGCTTGGAAGAGGCGATCAAGGCCATTGAGTGGGCGAAAGGACGGACATCAATATGAGCAACGAAGTTACCCAAGCCAAGACACTTCAGGAGCGCGTGGGCGCACGCATCCGCGACCAGATCGGCGACCTGATGACCGATGAGGACTTGAAGACCCTCGTGGACAAGGCGCTCCACGAAGCGTTCTTCACGCGGATGCCAATCGAGAAGAGGCTCTGGAACGAGGAGCAGAAGTACGCTGATGCCTTCGCGGTGGCTCATATCAAGGAGCTACTTAAGTCGCGCGTAGATGCGGCCTGCAAAGCATGGCTCACAGAGCACGCCGACCAACTCGACAAGCACATCAAGGAAGCTATCGGCAACGGGTTCGCCGTCATGTTCCAGTCATGGCTAGATCAGCGTATGGCGCAGACGCTGTACACCTTCGGCGAGCAGTTCAAGCAGAGCCTTCAACTTCGCTGATCGATGAGCTGCTCCGACAACGTCATCCCCCGCAAGGAGCCCAGCTTCCGCCAAGTAGGCACAGGCATGGCTAGCACCTTCCGTTGTGCCAAGTGCGGCGGTTTCCGGCAGTTGTTCGGCCGGCGCAAGCTGCTTGTGAGCGGGGTCAAGCAGTGGGTGTGTTGTGGGTGCGTGGATGTGGCGAAATGAAGGCATGCTGGATGAGGATCTGATGGTCACCCTCAACATCAAAACCAACTTCTCCAACGTACAGCGTCAACTAGACGCCATGCGAAAGGACATCGCCACCAAGGCCCTGGCGAGCGCGCTCAACAAGACCACGGAGCAGGCCAAGACCGAGATGTCCAAGGAGATTCGGGCCGAGTTCGTGGTGACGGCCGCCTACGTACGAGAGCGCCTGCGTGTAAAGCGCGCCACATTCGACCAGGGACGCTATGCCATGTCCGCGGCCCTGATCGGTGGAGACGGCAAGCGACGCAGCGCCAACATCATCCGGTTCGTGGAGAAGGTCGTCACCTTGGCGCAGGCCAGGAAGAGGGCCAAGGAAGGGACGCTCAAGCAGCTTCACGTCAAGGTGCGGCGAGGTGAGGGGTTGAAGCGACTAGGACCGGCGTTCATCGGAAACAAGGGAAGGACCGTGTTCTCAAGAACAGGAGCGAGCCGTCTGCCAATCAAGCCGGTCCGTACCATCGACGTGGCGCAGATGTTCAACGCCAAGCGCATCAACCTCAAGGTCAGAGGCTACATGCTGCGCAAGTTCCCAGAGGTGTTCAACAAGGAAGCCGCCTTCTACACGCGGCGATTCAACGGAGGCTAGATCATGAAGCTGGACAAAGCAAAGGTGGAGAAGTTCGCCAAGGAAGTGGTCAGCGGTGGCCTTGGCAAGCGGAAGGCAATGTACGAGGGGAGAGTGGCACTTCGACACAGAGGGGCTGCACTACTTCGCTGAGCAGGTGCTGACCGCAATCGTTGATGACCTGCAAGAGTCGCACGACCGCGTGGTGCGCAAGTACGACGACAGCAAAGGCGAAAAGTGAGCGGGTCCTTACCTGCCGGGCCCCATCACGGGTGCGAAACGATCGCGAAACAGCGTTAGTCCTAGAGTTTTCAAATTGCCGCACACCACCGCACAAAAGGCACTGACCGTCCGAGCCATGGCATCGGCTTTGGACCTGTCTTCGTCCGCGGTTCAGGAGTTGAAGGAACGTGGCATGCCGATGCACTCGGCCAGTGCCGCGAGGGCGTGGCGGAAGAAGAACTTGAACCAGGCTCAGACGAAGGGGGTGGCTGAGGGTGCGGAGGACTTCATGCTGGCCCGGGCCCGCAAGGAGTCCGCGCAGGCCGACATTGCCGAGATGGACGCAGAGAAGATGCGCGGCGAACTGATCGAGAAGGCAGTCGTCCGCGCCGAGTTCGCGAAGCAGGCCGGCGCGGTGCGGGATGGCCTGCTGAACATCCCTGCGCGGCTGGCCCCGGTGCTCGCGGCAGAGACGGGCCTGGCGGCGGTGCAAACGCTGCTGGATACCGAGATACGCGCCGTGCTGGCGCAGTTTGTTGGAGAGGCGTGATGGCGTCGATTTTCCTGGTCGTCGATGTCTATGAGCGTGACGACAACCTGATGCGATGGAGTGCTAACAGGGAGGCGGCTCAGGCGGAGGCGAAGCGCCTGTCCATGGAATACCAAAAGCAGCAGGAGGCGTACTGGGCTGCTCATCCACACATCGCCACGGTTCTGCCGTTTGATGAGGTAGACGAAAGCAACTGGCGGTTCGCTGTGCTGGAGGTACAGAGCCTCTGATGGGCGCACGCGACACCTTCGCCGATCCTGCTGAGTTCGTCGCGGACATCCTGCGGCGGCATCTTGCTGTGCCGCCTGTCATGCGCTGCTCGGACTGGGCGGACAAGTTCCGTCGCATCGCGAAGGGGCCGGAGAAGGGTCTATGGCGCACCGACCGCACGCCGTACCTGCGTGAGCCGATGAACTGCATGGACCCGGAGAACCCTGTGCAGAAGGTCGTCATGCAGTTCGCGACCCAGCTAGGGAAGTCGGAGGTCATCTACAACAGCATCTTCAAGCGGATCCACCTGTCCCCGATGGACATGATGATGGTTCAGCCGACGCTGCAGGATGCGAAGGACCACTCCTCCCAGCGGTTCACGCAGACGGCGAAGTTGATGCCGCAGGTTATCTCACGGATCGCAGAAACGAGGTCGCGCGATGAGACGAACACTCTATTCACCAAGGAGATTGCGGACGGCTCTGCGACCCTGTTTTTCTCCGGCGCCAATTCCGCCAGGTCGTTGGCGTCCAAGCCTCTTGGCTTTGCGGCTTGCGATGAGGTCGACGGCTATCCGCTGGACGTGGACGGAGAAGGGGACCCCATTGGTCTGGTGACCGAGCGTATGAGCAACTTCCCCAACCGGAAGCTTCTCATGTGCTCCACTCCGACGACGAAGGACTTTTCTACGATCGAGGCCGAGTACCTCGCGAGCGACCGTCGGAGGTACTGGGTGCCGTGCCCTCACTGCCTCGCACTCCAGGTTCTGACGTGGGGCGCCGACAAAGAGTACGGCATCAAGTACCTCAAGACCGCAGCCGGCGAGCCACGCCCTGAGACCGCCGTCTATGTCTGTGAGCACTGCGGCGCAGCGATCGAGAACCACCACAAGACCGGCATGTTGGCGGATGGCCGGTGGATCGCTGACCAGCCCGGCGCGCAAAACGGGACCGTGGCCGGGTTCCACCTGTCCAAGTTGTACAGCCCGGTTGGTTGGAAGTCGTGGGAGATGCTTGTCCGTGACTGGGTGAGCGCCCGTGATGCGGCGAAGAATGGCGATGTCTCAAAGCTAAAGCGGTTCGTCAATACCTCGCTTGCCGAGACGTGGGAGGAGCAGGGCGACCGAGCCAATGAGCACGAGCTCAGGAAGCGCGCGGCCGACTTCCCGTTGCGGACCGTCCGCGGCGACATGTTCGTCATGACCATCGGTGCGGACGTGCAGGGCGACCGGCTGGAGGCGTACCGCTGGGCTTGGGGGCGCGGCATGGAGCGGCAGCTTGTGGACCGCGAGGTCATCTACGGCGACCCGGCACAGCCAGAGGTGTGGCAGAGGCTGACCGAATACAGGCGCACTCCAGTGCTCAACGTCCACGGACGGGAGGTGCCGTTGCTCGCGACGATGATCGACTCGGGCGGCCACCACACGCAAGCGGTGTACTCGTACTGCCGCGCGTTCCAAGGTGAGCGCGTCCACGCAACGAAAGGCCAGAGCCAGGCCGGCAAGGCGATTCTTGGGCGGCCAAGCGCACAGGATGTGAACTACCGCGGCGAGAAGGCCAAGCGTGGCGTAAAGCTGTGGCCCATTGGCGCGGATACCGCGAAGGCGGAAATCTACGGGCGGCTGCGACTGGGTGTTCCGGGGCCCGGCTACATCCACCTGACGCGCGAGCTACCGGCCGAGGTGTTCGAGCAGTTGACCGCAGAGCGGTTGGTGACTCGCTACGTCAAGGGTCACGCAAAGCTCGAATGGGTCAAGCCTGCTGGCAAGCGCAACGAAGCTTTGGATTGCGCGGTTCTGGCCTTGGCTGCCGCGCACTGGGCTGGGGTTGACCGCTGGAAAGAGGGCGACTGGAAAAAATACGAGCGCCGTGTTCAGCCACTTCCCGTGGCCGCCGAACCTGCTCCGCCAACTGAGCCGGCACCGATGCCTGCTGAAGAGCGCGCGGAACAGCCTGAACCGAAGTTACCACAACCGCCGGCAGAAGCGCCAGCCCCGGCGGATCGTCCGGTGAAGAAGAGAGGCCGTATCCGTGGTGGATTCGGCGTTGGGAATTCTTGGAGATGACCTATGAGTGATGGTGGTTCTGGAAGCCCGCTAGTTCAACTGCCGAGCGGAGACTGGGTTGCGTCAGCCATTGTGCAGACGGTCAAGGCACTGCCGGCCAATGGGGCGGACTTGCCTCGCGTCGTGGTTGGCACATCTGAAGGGTCGTTCTTTGTTCACGAGGTGGCCTCAATGGCTACGGCGGTGCTTGGGCGCGATGAGTTCGCGCGGCGCGTGCTGGCCGCCGCAGGCCAACGGAGTGCGACATGAAGCACAAGGTCAGCGAGTTGGAGGGGCCCCTTCTCGATGCGGCGGTGGCGAAGACGCTGTGGCCGGAATGTGGCGTAAGCGTCGGGTCGTTCTACGAGCAGCCAAGCGGAGATAAGACGCTAATGGAGGAAGACTGCTGCCTCGTGAAGAAGGGGAACGGTTGGACGCATGTCTTTTCGCCGTCGTTGTCATGGAATCACGGCGGCCCGGTGCTGCCTGGAAGCGGTAAGGTGCTTGGCTACGGCGACAGCGAGGGACCAGAGCGCCCGGAGCCGCCGCAGTGGCGGGCGAAAATGCCGAACCAGCAGACATACACACTCGGACCAACACCGCTCATTGCGGCCATGCGGGCATATGTACACGCCAAGTTCGCACCGCCGTGGAAGGCCTTCGCGGACGAGGTGGAACTGTGATCGAGAAGACCCGCCGCACAGGCGTCATCCGAACGCTGGCCGAGCGAACTGCGGTTCACCCCCGCATCCAGACCGCAGTCATAACCGCAGTGCAAAGCGTGCTGCCGGGGGTGATCGAAGAACTGCTGTGGGAGATGGCGCCGCAAGGGGAGCAGTTCCGCATCTACAAGCCGAAAATCGGCAAGGAGCGCAAAGCGGCGCGTGACGATCGGATCAGGGCGATGCTGGAGGCTGGGCAAGCAACATCCAGCATCGCTGCGCGAGAAGGAGTCAGCGCGCGGCACGTTTTCCGCATCAAGGCGCAGCTTGTGGCGGCTGTTGAGTGAGGCTACTTCCGCTCCCGAGCCAGGCGGATGCGGTCTCGAACCCATGCAGCACCGCCAAGGCGAGCGACCTTGGCCCGCATATCTGGCGTCAAGCGGATGCTCATCGTGACGGTCTCTACGCCATCCAGTAGAGGCTTGCGCCCCTGTCGGGCACTCAGTGGTCTTAGCTTTTCCATGTGTCGAATCTTAACGCACTACACAAACCGCCGGTTTTGTCGTGCATAATTGCCAGCATGAACATCGAACTTCATAGCCTTGTCGAAGAACTGGTGCGCCAGATCGCCGCGCTTCCATTGGAGTCGCGCATCGACGCCATCAACACGGCTCGCTCGGCGATCCACAAGGTGAGCCCCTTCGCGTCCGAGCCTGTCGATTTCGTGCGCTGGGTGCCTGCGGCAACGGTGTACGCCAACGATTACAACCCCAACTCCGTGGCTCCGCCGGAGATGGAGCTACTGCGGCGTTCGATCGACGAGGACGGCTACACGCAGCCCATCGTCGCGATGCCCGACGAGAACGGCCGGCACGAGGTGATCGACGGCTTTCACCGCCACCGGGTCGGTAAGGAGTGCGCCGACATTCAGAAGCGCGTGAAGGGATACCTGCCGCTCGTGTCGATCCGCGAGGACCGCACCGACAAGAGTGACCGCATGGCGTCGACCATCCGACATAACCGTGCGCGCGGCAAACACAAGGTCGAGGCGATGTCTGACATCGTGATCGAGTTGAAGCGTCGCAACTGGAGCGACGAGAAGATCGCCAAGAACCTTGGCATGGATGCCGATGAAGTGCTCCGCCTGTGCCAGATAACCGGCCTCGCCGAGGCCTTCAAGGATCAGCAGTTCTCGCAGGCGTGGGAGGTTCGCAACGACACGAGCGGCGGGGCCGAACTGATCTCCGATGTGATCGAGGGATACGAGCCAAAGGATGGCGATCGCATCCTGCACACATGGGACAAGTGGGAGTGCTACAAGGCGGGCTTCTACGCGGAGCGTCCGCCTGCGGGCATGTCGCAGGAGCAGGGCGAACAGGCGTACCGCGAGTTTCTGTCCGATCTCGACCGGTTCGAGGCGGCGCTGCTGGTGGTGACACAGGAGTGGAAGTATTCGCCTGAACACTACCTGAGCAACGAACGTATGAACCGTATCGCGTGGCTTGGACAGGCGTCCGTGGCGCAGGCGCTCGGCATCCCATCTGGCTGTCGCGCAGGCTATCAGTTGCTGACCGAGGAACAGAAATATGCGGCCGACATGATGGCGCTGAAGCACCTGAACCGGTGGCTCGTCGCCCACGGCCGCCATCAGTTGATGCGCGCGGATGCTGTTGGCCGCACGGAAGCGGAGCTGTACTGATGGCGGCTCGCAAGGAGCCGATCGGCATCGACGTACTGCAAGCGGCGCGAGAGCGCATCCGCTATACGTTCGACCATTTCGAGGCGATCTACGTCAGCTTCAGCGCCGGCAAGGATTCGAGCGTCATGTTCCATCTGGTGATGGACGAGGCAAAGCGGCGCAATCGCAAGGTTGGCGTGCTGCTGATCGACCTTGAGGCGCAGTACGAGTTGACCATCAAGCACGCAGAGCAGATGTTCGAGCACTACGCCGAGCACATCGACGTGCATTGGGTCTGCCTACCAATCAAGCTCCGCAACTCTGTCAGCAACTATGAACCTGTTTGGTGTGCGTGGGATCCTGAGCGGCGCGAGGACTGGGTTCGTCCCATGCCGAAGCGACTGGGCGTCATTTCCGATCCATCGTTCTTTGATTTTTTCGAGCCCCGGATGGAGTTCGAAGAGTTCATCGAACTGTTCGCAGTCTGGTACGCCAAGGGCCGGCAAACCGCCGCCTTCATCGGAATCCGCTCAGACGAAAGCCTGAACCGATACCGCACTATCGCAGGCAACAAGGAAACGCACTTCGGCAAGCAGTGGACGACAAGGATCGTCGGTGACACATACAACGTGTACCCGATCTACGATTGGCACGTATCCGACATCTGGAAGTACCACGCGCAGTTCCCTGACCGACTGCATAACGAGGTGTACGACAGGATGCACATGGCTGGCCTGTCGCCGAGCCAGATGCGGCTGTGCCAGCCATACGGTGACGACCAGAAGCGAGGGCTGTGGCTGTACCACCTGATTGAGCCGCAGACTTGGGGGCGAGTTGTTGCGCGCGTGAACGGCGCGAACAGCGGCGCGCTTTACATCGAAGAGCGCGGCAACGTCACCGGGTACAACAAGATCACTCTCCCGCCTGGACATACGTGGAAGTCGTTCTGCAACCTGCTGCTGGCGACGATGCCGGACGTGACGCGAGAGCACTACCTGCCGCGGTTTCGTTCGTGGATCGAGGGGTGGCATGAGCGCGGCTACCGGAGCGGTATCCCAGACGCGGCGCCGCCGGAGCTCGAGAAAAAGTACTGGGCGCCCTCGTGGCGGCGCATGTGCAAGGTGTTGCTGCGCAATGACTGGTGGTGCAAGGGGCTCGGCCTGACTCAGCCAAAGAGCGAGGCATACGGCAAATACCTTGCCCTCAAGAAATCGAAGCAGGAGACGGAATGAAGATGGTCAGGCTGGAAACGATAGCCGAACTTGACCGGCGCATAGCGGCGGCGGACAACCGCTACGGCGCCTTCGCCAGCACACACGAAGCGCTCGGCGTGTGCGTCGAGGAATGGGACGAACTGCGCGGCGCCGTCCAGTCCAACGACCTGGACAGGGTGCGGGCGGAGGCGCTTGACCTGGCTGCCGCGCTTCTGCGCCTGCACGATCAGCTTACATCTAACGCGGCGCTGCGCCAGCGAAGTGGCAAGTAAGTCCGCGCCACGCTGACAGGTTCCACCCTTAATTTGTCAGCGCCGTCCCGGAACCATCGCCCCTGGATGGTGGGGCAAGCACCTGTGACCTGTTCCATGGCCCCGCCCCAAAGGGGAAGCCATGGCTCAATTCCGCGCCGATGCATGCGGCACCACGTCCACGTCCACCGGCACGGGCGCCTTCACTCTCAGCACGACCGCCCTTGAGGGGCACAGGACGCCGCAGGCTGCGGGCGTTCAGGTCAGTGACACGTTTGCCTACCGGATCAAGCACACGACCGCCGATGAGTGGGAAGTCGGCACCGGCACCTACTCGTCTGCCAACACGCTGACCCGGACGACGGTGGTCGCCAGCAGCAACAGCGGCTCGGCGGTCAACTTCAGCGCTGGCACGAAACAGGTTTTCGTGACGATGCTGGCGGCCGAGGTGCTGGATGTCGGCTCCGATGTCCAAGCGTTCGACCCGCAACTGCAGCAGATCGCGGACCTGACCGACCCGAACGCGGACCGGCTTCTGTTCTGGGATGACTCGGCAGGCAGGTACGAGCATCTGACGCTCGGGACGAACCTGACCATCACCGGCACGACGATCGACGCGGCCGGCGGCGGCGGTGGGGCGACGACCCTGGACGGTCTGACGGATGTCGTCGTCACCTCGCCGACGCTGGGCCAAGTG